GCTGGTAAGTTTAATTCTTCTTCAAGTTTTTTTGTCATTTCTTTTTACCTTTTTTAGGCTTATTAAAGATTTGATTTTCTGTAATAACTCTAAATCCCATTCCATGGCTTTTGGCAAATGCAATTGCAGCTTCCCACTTTGCTTGATTTACTACTGCTGCTGCTTTTTGTGCTTGTGTTCTTGCTTCGCCTAGTGTTTGACTTGCTGGTTTAATCTCTACAATCTCTGCATGGTTTTTACCCTTGCGATCCTTGTATACAATCAACAAATCTGGTATGTATACGCTTTGTTTACCTGTAAGTGGATTACGATAAGGCACTCTGTGTGTTTCTGAACCCCATCCTAAAATAGCAGGATGATTGTCACACATACGAAATACTGCTAGTTCCCATCCACTACGATAATGTGGAACACGTTTACCTAAATACTTATCTGGGTTAGAAGGAGCGTATCTGCCTTGTTGAAATTTAGCCACAGCTTAATCCTCGTTTAGATATTCGTCAGTGATATCTTCGTATGGATCTGGATCTGTTTCAAAAGAATCTGACTCAACATAATTATTTTTTGGATCACCATCGCTGTCAAAACTGTCTGCTTTTGCAATTAAATCAGGATTTGGTAGAGGCATAGGTGTGCTTGAACCTTGTTCTCTCATTTCAGCTTCTGACATGCTAGGTGCTACACTCTGTGACATTACTGTTGCTTCATCTACTTGACCTGTTTTTTGTGATACTGGTCTATACTTGTCAAGCATAGCTTGATAAGCATCTTCACCCATTTCTTCTCTACGTGCTTGTCTACGTCTGCGTTTATCTGCTAATCTTTCTGCAACTCTTGCTTTTCTGTCATCGTCTCCTGGTCCTGTAAATCTTTCAATTACAGGCTCTGTGCTACCACTTTTTGCAAATTGAACAGCATCTTGTGCATTATCAAATCTTTCATATTCATTTAATGTAGCGTTGTAACCAATATGCTCATTTGATCTTTGATCATAATCAGTAAATCCTTCATCTGGTGTAACTATAGTAGACATAATTTCGTCATGTGTCGGAGCATCAGCAAAGTTTTCAAGTGTTCCATCACCGGCATCTCTATAGGCATAACTATTTTCTATTTCTTCCATTACGTCTGGTGGAATGCTTTCTATAGGTTGTCCAACGTATTGATCATACTTTCTATATTCAACATCTTCAACTGGAACACGTTTAGTTTCTGTGTATTCGAATCCATCTTCATCTACACCTGTTTCTTTTACAACTCTACTTGTTACATTTCCAGCGGAATCTCTATCTTCTGCAATGACTTCGCTGCTTGTTACACTTGAATTGTCTACTGCAACACCTTGATTGCTTGATGGACCATTATCTAAAGCAACACCCTTTACTTCACTGCCATCTGGAGCTGTAACTAAATCATTTGGACCAATAGCTTGTCCCACTGGTCGTTGATCGTCTTTGCGTTCAAGCACTGGCTCACTACCTGGTGGTTCTGCTACAAACACATATTCCCCACTGTCTGTAATTGCTTGTCTTTCTTCATCTGATAAATTATTTAATTCAGATTCTGTCATACCAAGTTTGTCATCGAATCTACTATCTTTTACATTTTCATTGTCTACTGGTGGAGGTGTGTCAAGCACAGGCTCTGCAGGACTTGTTACTGGTTGCGATTCATCTTGTCTTTGTCTTAATTTGTTTTCACGCACGATTCTATCTTCATATGTTGGCTTCTTTTGAGGAGATACGTAATCATTTGTGTTAATATCATAACCTTCGTAGATAAAGGTAATCCTATACTGAACTAATCCACTGTCACTGTAGTCAAGTGTATCAGCATCAATATTGGTAATCATAGGATTATAAATTTTGATTGTATTGTTATCTTCGGTAGTATTAACTCTATTAATTACCAATGTATCAATAAAGTTTTTCTTTTCATTTAGTTTTGTGCCTGCACTAGCATTGCGGAATCCAATAAAACTTGGACCGTAATTCATTGAACCAGCATAATAATACTCTGAGTATTCTTTTAGAAATTGTTCAAATACACCGTCTCGTGTATCGTAAGCGAGCATGCTAATAGGAGCATAATCAATACCCGTTTGCACTACCCTTTTCTTATTATACTGGTTTAATGTTTGAGCTTTTACACTATAACCTGGCATACTTATACTTGAAATACGTTCAAATAAAGTTGTCGTTAAACCACCTTGTGCTGCTGGGTTTATATGTCTCATACTAACAGTAAAGTTAAATTTAGACCTTGGAATTGCACTTATGACGCCTACAGTATTAGACTGACCATACAAGTAATGTGCTTTACTCCCTAAACCCATTGATCAAGTCCTTATGTGCCTTGTGCTGCGTTACCGGTGTCTGAACGGTCGCCTGCGCTTAGGACATCACCTGCGCCTTTTAGAACATGTTCAGCATGATCATAACGTAGTGATAGTGTAACTTGAACCATATCTGATGTTGCGTAGTTTAATTCACCATATTGAACGTTTTGAATAAAGCAACCTCTTAGAATCCAAGTATCAAATACGTCTGGTTTTGAACCATTTTGACCGTCAAGTGTTTCAATTTTTACTGTGAACTTGTAGCCTTCACCTGCTATTGCACTTGATTGACTTCCGTGATCAACTTGCTTGTTAAGTTGCTCACCTAATTGCTTGATTACATGTGAATTCATATCATCACGGAATACAATTGTGCATGGATCCCATGTATGCTTACCTGCAAGATACATTTTTTTTTTTTTTTTTTCTACAACAACTTCTTCGTGAGTTAAGTTAGGACGTGATACACTGATCACGTTCTGAGTTACATTACCTGTGTCTTTTGTTGTTCCCATTTTGATAAATGAAACACGGAAGCGGTATTGTAACTTAGGCATTAGTGTTGTGCCATCGTTGCCGTTTACTGGCACACCAAAATTTGTAATAACTGGCATTTTTTATCTCCTATTAACAATATAGTTTGTTATATTATGTATTTATCAAATTTTGTCAAAAAAAAAGAGACCGCTATAATATAACGGTCTCCATATTAATTTTAATGGTAATTTAGCTTAAATCACCTGTGTTTACAATACGAATTGGAATGTAAATAAATTCTGCTGATTTTGTTGGCTCAATTGCCACATCAATGTAAAATTCATTTGCATCAATACGTGCTGGTGTGTTGTTTGTTTCGTCACATACTACTGCAAAGTCGTATAAACCTCTTTGACGTAGAATATTTGCAAGGAATCCTTCAAACACATCTTTTGCGTTTTCACGTGTAATTTCGTCATTTACTTCAAATAGGAATGGACGTGCAATCACTGCAAAACGCTCTCTTAGATATGCTGTTAGACGAGCAACATTCACACGGTCCAGTGCGCTTGCGCCTGAGTGTAGAGTCTTCTGACCAAACACAACAATACCATCTGAAGGGAAGTTTGCAATTGGATTTAGTTTGTTTTCATACATTGCATCGCGCATGCCCTGTGTTAGTGATACTGGTGTAAATTCACCTTCTGCACTTAGATAGCCAACACCTGCTGCGTTTTGAACTACACCACGTGTTAAGCCTGCTGGTGCAAACCACTGGAAGCTAATATTGTCTGAATATGCAAATGTGAATAGTGCTGAGTGTGATGCAGGAGCAACAACACTGTCACCTGTTACTGGATTAGTTGTAAGCACATGTGGATAATATGTCGCTGCATATGTATTGTTTGTTAGCAGACCTGTTTCACCATTTTCTGCTGCACCGTTACCTTGAATCCATGCTACAGCTTCTGTTGGATTTAAGCGGAATGGTGCGTCAACAATTACAAAACCTGTTTCGTCACGGTCGCTGTTAAGTGCTACCATTTCGTCCATCATTTCTGGATAACCTGGAGCTGCAATCAAACGCATAGCAACTGTATCTTCGCGTAGCTCTGTGCCTGATGCACTTGCTTGCATTGCTGATACAATAACTTTACGCTGTGCAAGACGACCAAATGAACCCGAACCATCTACTTGGTTACCTGCATAATTACGCCATTTCCATGTAGTTGCTGCACCTGAGGCATCTACTGCGTTAGCATCGTAAATTCTTACAGTGTTAGCTGAGCGACACATGTTTACTGCTGACATACCTACTGGGTATAGTAGTGGATCTGGAGCACCTGCTAATAGTGTGCCTTCAAATGTATTTGCTGTTGTATCCTTTGCTGTAATATCGCCAAATACAATACCGTCTGATGTTGATTGGTCTGCATTGTTCTTACGTACCCATGCTGCGCCGTTATGACGATACATTACTGGATAACCATCTGCATCTGTGTCAATCCAATAGTCGCCATCTGCTAGTGCAGCGCCGCCTGAATCTGATGTTGGTGCTGATGTGCCATATTGAATATCTTCAACACGCTTCCATTTTTGATCTGGACCATCCATTGCAACTTCGTAAATTGCAAGGTCGTTTACATCTGGATCAAACCATACAGTGCCATCTGCTGGTGCACCTGTTGGTGCCGCAACTTGTGCAATCATTGTGTAACCACCTGTTGCTACACTGTCGTCTGTGCCAATGTCGTCCCACTCTGCTTGAATGCTGTCATAACGCTTTAGTGTAATTTCACCGTCGCCAATTTCCATCCACATTTCACCTTCAGCAAATGCACGAGCTGTTGCTGCTGTGCCGTCTGCAAATGTATCTGCTGTTGTGCCTGCTGGTGTGCCTGCTTGTGCATATACAACATTTTGTGCAACAAAGTTGCCTGCTAGAGTTGTGAATAGGCTTACGTTTAGATCAGTGCCTGCACCTGGACGTGTTGTTTTAATCCACACATCGCCTGCTGTTGGTGATGATGGAACTGAATAGTGTGGTGCTAATGTTGCTGTGCCTGTTGCCCATGATGAGTCTAGTTTTTCCCATGCACCGCTTTCACCAATGTAGTATTCTACTTTTGTTTCTGATAAACCGTTAACAATAAGCACTAGATAGTTGCCGTCAACTACTGTTGCAGTTGGTGCGCCTGAAGCTACAATCTCTACTGTTGGAGTAATTGCTGTCCAACCCGATGTTGAATATTCAAACATGCCCCAATCGCTTGTAGGATTGAACCAATATGTGTTATTGCTTGGATCGCCAACTGGTGCTGATGCCAGTGGACGTAATGATGTAAGATCACAGTTTGCACGAACAATATATGCCGCTGAACTTTGACCTAAGAATGAGTATGCTGCTAGCAAACCATATTCGTTTGTTTCATCACCCTGCATTACAGAACCTGCTACCTTGCGGAAGTCAACATTACCGAAGTATTGTGTAAGTTCTCTTTGTGATGTAACTAGAACTGGTTTGCCTGCTTCTGCTGACTTTGTATATTTTGCAATACCGTCAACTTCCGTACCAGTAGGATCCACCTTGTCTGCACCTGTAGCAATGAATAACATTGGCACTGTGCCTGCGCCAGCTGGACCGTAAACTGATTCGTCTGAGATAGTTACCTGAACACCAGGTGAAACAAGATTTGCCATAATAATAGCTCCTTTAACTAGTTAGAATCATTTTCTAACTGTATTTATTCGCTATTAGGTAAAAAGGGGTGGTTATAGAATTGAGGTGACTATATTTATCATATTAAGCAAAAACTTCAAGAGTTCTTGCCTGCAAATCTTCTAGTGATCCTGTGTTGCTAATGGTGTGGTCAAAGTTCCAACCTGCCCAACTCCATTCACTAGGATGCACATCAGGAAATACAGTAGTCATGCTATTGTTTTCTCTGTGGCTTACACCAGCTTGGTTTACACCTGAAGCTGTTGCCCACCATAATGGTTTTTCATCTCGCCACACGACTGCGGTAGTGCCTCCTAATTTTTTAATTACTCCAAGTTCATTAAAAACTCTGCAATCACTAATAACAACATTATTAGTTGCCATTTCAATTTGACGCTCACAAGCTGCTACCCAAATGTCAGGATGGAAGTGTGTGCGGAATACATTAGTGCCAATATATTGTAGTGCATAGCGAGGTGTAAAATTTGGGATGTCTAATCTATCTGCCCACCATTGATCAACTGTTTCTCGCCATACACGAGATTCGCTAGTGTTACCTTCTAGTAAAATTCTATCCCAACTAAAAATATTTGCACATGCATCCTTTAATACACCTGCAAAACTTATACGTTGATATCCTTGTTCAATGAGAAACCCAGCGGCTGTATCTTTACCATGTCCAATTAGTCCACAAACACCTACAACTTTTTTCATAATGAAAAATACCCTATCACTGTTACTACCACCGGTATGACTACAAAGCACACACCAACTATAAAACCTATTACACCAAGTTCACTATCAATTAAATTTTTCATATAAACCTTAACACTATGTTAAATAGAATTACTGTAACAACTATGCCTAAAGCCATGCTTGGCCAGAAGCCTAGTTTTCCAATACATAATCCAAATATAACAAAAAATACTAAACTTGTCAAGACAAAGTATACAGTTTCAAAACTAAACTTTGCAAATGTTGCAGCATCAACACCACCGTAGTGCATAAACAACATACTAAGCAATGCAGTTAACGGTATACCCATTACTACTGCCGCTACTGTTGCATTGCGCACTGCTATTGCGCTTACTGTGGCTACAATTACACCACTTATTATTGCTTTTAAAATAAATTCCATTTAACCAATTACAAAGCCTAAGCCAGCAGAACCATCGTTGTATACAGTTAATTCTTGTTCTAGCTTGTCAATGTCTTGTAGTGCATCAGTGCGTAACTGATCTGCATTCATTGTTGTGCCTCCTTGTGGACCTGCAATTTGTGTAAATTTGCCACGTGCTTCTGCAAGCATTAATCTTGCATGAGCAAACGCATAATCTTTGATCCATGGAGCTGCATATTGATCTGTAAGTAAGTCTTCGTCAATACGATACATGTAAACATGTAACACCGCAGTATCTGGGGCTTTGATTTTTCTATGTAAGATGAGACGCTTGTCTTGTGGACGCCATGTAAACATAATTTCGGCGCCAAATAAACGACCCATTGTTTCTCTGTTTTGTTGTAGGAAATCAAAACTTGCTAATCCACCGTTGCGACTTGAACCTAGCAGATATGTATTTAAGTATGCGGCTTGAAATGGTTCAATGTTATTACCTGTTCCGCTACTAATACCAGTAGTGCGTCTGTAGATATCTTTTACTTCAACAATTTCTTCTGGTAGCGTATATTCGCTTTGGTCTGCTTGCATCTCAAGTATAACAAAGCTCTCTTCAACAGCATTTTCTGCACGTTGACGATATTTTTGTAACGCTTTATCAGCAGATAGTTCGTAGTGCTCTGGGTCAAGCTCTACGTCTACCATGCCTCCGCCTAAGCGTAGTTCAATTTCTTTTGATAGTTTATTTCTCGCACTCATACAATGTATCTCCTACATTGTATTTATCAGCATTTACTTGTTAAACGCCGCAATCAAAATAGTCTCACCGTTGATACGTCCATTAAGTTTAGTTTCTGTTGTTTTTAGTGTATCAAACAGTTTTTCTGTTTTTGCACGAGTTGTTTTCTTAACTTGTGGAAGAAATTCTGCTGGCTTACGAACAGTTCTTTGCAGACTTTTGTTTTCATCATAACCAACAATTGTAGTTCCTTTTACACTCAAACCAGTTCCATCGCGCATCAATCCTTTTGGATCAGTATTGTTAGCATAATACAACCCAAGTTTACGATTCTTAGTGTTAAATACAACAAGAATATTTGCTCCAACAATGTCTGTTGCAGGAATACTTGCAAGACCGTATGTGCTGTCACTTGCTTTAAATTTGAGTTTTTTCACAATATCGTTGGCAGTGCGCACTTTGGCTTTGCGTGGCTTGCGTGTAGCTTTGCTTTCTGCAATAATAATATCACACGCATCTACAACTTTACGATACACCTCAAGCCATGCTTTTTTCTGTTTTGCATCCAAGTGAGAATACCCTTCTTCGAGTTGCTCACGCATGTCGTCCATATCACGTTTGCCAACTTTTGTGTTAAGCTCTACCATTTCATCAAGTTCGCCTTCATAAAACTTACGAATTTGTCTTGCATGTCCCATCTTACAACCAACACCACGTAAGATCTTTACAGGTTCAAAATCTTTGACTGCCTTGGGATCTGTGTTGCGCACAAAGTCATCAAGGAATTCTTCAATGCCTTCTGTCATTGCACAACTGGCCTCAAACATAAGTTCCTGAATACTAGGCTTGTATGGCTTTTTTGCTTTTTCAGCTTCTGCTTTTGCACGTGCTTCTTCTACATGAGGCTTGCCTTCTGCAATGGCTTGATCAATTTTTGATGTAATATATGGAATAACAGGCTTTACCTCGCCTAATGTTCCAGGCAGGCTTTGCCAATATTCATCATGGGGCTCATAATAATTAGGCATACCCATTTCCAGCATACGACAAATATACCCAACCTGAGAACTGATATTATGGTTTTTGTCTGCTTTTGCACATTTTACATCTTCACGCGAATATCCATTAGCAAGCATCCACTTGTATGCAAAATCTTGCAAATCATTTGCTTTGTAATTTGTGTAATAGTAATTACTTGCAGATTGCTTGGCACGATGAAACTGTTGACCAGTCCATTTTTCATATCCCGCCCAAGATGGATCTTGCAATGCACTCTTACGAACTCGTGTGGGTGCTTTGATCTTAACTTTTGCAGCTCTACGTGCCATTTTTATCTCCTAGTAGTCAAATTGATCGAATGCGTCTTCAACACTCATATTTAGAGCATTACACACTTCTTCAATTTTGTCAAGCGTTTCATTTTCATCGCCGGGCCACTGTCCTGCCAGCTGTGCTTGATAAGTTTGAATAAGCTGTTTTACGTATTCCATTATTTACTCCACATAACTATGATAATAACGATTAGGCAGATCTTCACATGTAAAATTTGTATCTGCATAATTATCAACTGCAACACAGTTACCAGTTGAATAACTAAAAAACACTGTAGGCAGTGCCATAGCTTTATTAACAGCAATACCTAGCATTGTAAAGATTACCACAAGGCAAAATACTACAAAAACTTTATGAACAGCACTATCACTCATCATAAGTCTCCTTAATACAAAGAAAATTCCATTCAGAACGACTAACAGGTTCTATGCCAAACTTGATACAGTCTTTAACATAGTCCCTATAACGAAGGTATGACGTAATTTTTTTCATTACGCTACCTCTTCAAATCCAAAACTAGCTACAACATGTTTGTTGCCTTCTGGATCAACAATAATGTCTGCAACACTTACAGAATGCATACTATCAAGACGTTCAATGTTCTCTTCAGGACCAATGTTGCCAACTTCAAATACACCATTAAGGCTATCAGCAGTGATATTTGACACATGTGTATAGTAACCAAGATCATATGCTTCTTTAGCAATAGGTGCAATTTTTTTACCCATGCCAATGCTCATATCAAGTTTCATTTTATGCTTGGGAACACTATCATGTCCTTTTGCATTGATTGTGTCAACTTCAGCATCTGAAAGTTTAATTTGAAACAATTGATATTTCATAGCATTTCCTCTTTTCTAACTATACTTACACTTTACAGTAAGATATCTTACCTGTCAACCTTTTTTTAGTCCAATCGTGAACTAACATAAAGTTTAATACCAGTAAGTTTACCAAAAATATCAACATATTTTTGACAAACGGCTTCTTTGATGTCAACATTTTGCACAAACGTCTCACCTGGATTAGACAATGTATATCCGCCCGAATAGCTCTTTTTAAAACCAAGTGCTTTAAGAGCTTTACCTTCTTTGGTATTGCCTTTTACATAACTTTGCACCCATGCAAATCCACCAGGGTAGCCATCACCGTGCATTTCTTCAAGAACTCGAGTTTCCATACGAGCCTCGCCACATGCCACTTCGTGTGCAGTTTTAATATCCATCATCATCTCCCTTAAACGTAATCCGCCCAATAATCATTCCACATAGCTACATAGCCTACTTCTTTGATATGATCTGCATCTTCTGATCCTTGAAGTAAATGTTCGTGTGTTTTCATAACTTCTTCCCATTCTTCAACACATTCACACTCGCCAATAGTTTTATGAGCTCTGCTCCAAAACTGTTCAACATTATCAAGTATCATACTACTCATTCCCATATCTATCATCCCTTTTCTTAACTTACTTTTATATACTACAGTAAGATGTCTTACTTGTCAACCTTTTCGATAGAAAAAAACCCGTTGCAAAACAACGGGTTATAAAAAAGTTTATATTTGATTGAATTTTTTTATTATTTTTCTTCAATTTGACGTTCAAATTCTCTCAAACGTTTATACACACTCATTAGTTCGATAATTGTGGGCCACGCTTTGAGCAAGTATTGCATACTGCCTTCCACACGTCCAAACGCTCGAATAATTTGTTGCATCACACCTAGTGTAATTGCGCCTGTTACAATTGCAGGTGCTAAGAACACATAAGCACTCAACACGTTCGCTTGCAAATATGCAATACGTCCAATGTTAAAATACAAATAACGCAAATAGCTTTTAAAGTGAATACCACGAACACCGTCAAACAATTCTTCAATTGATTTGGGGCGGATTGTGCCATCATCTTCTGCAATCACAAGAATTTTACGATATGCCGCTTCTTTCTTTTGTAGGTCATATTCAACTCCTACTAGACGTAGCAACCAGCCTAAACCAATTAGGAATAATGTGCCGCCAATACTCCAAAGTAAAGCACCAGTAACTAGACCATATTGCCATTCTCCAAAGAAGAATATTGTAAGTCCTGTGCTTAATCCCAATAGAATTGGAACAAACTGAACAAGCACCATAATAGCTTCAATGAAACTAGTGCCCAGTCCTTCCATAATACGGCTAAATTTAATTGTATCTTCTTGCACACGTTGCGCCGCACCTTCAATAGTGCGAGCTTTGTCGTATACGCTGTGATACCATTCTACCATTGCTGTTCTCCAACGGAACAAATAGTGTGCAGTAAAGAAACTTACTACCACTGCAATAGCAACATAGATACCTGCAAGGTAGATAAAGTCAAATAGACTTCCCCAATACTCTGCAAAGGTAATACTGTTTGGTGCGGCCAATGCTTTTTGAATCATATCATAAAACTGACCAAACCATTCATTGATTTTTACATCAATTTCAACTTGAACCCATAGTGAGCCTAGAATAATAGCTGAACCCAGCCAACTCCAAAGCCACCAATCACGGTTCTTAAAAAACCTAAACATATGTTTTCCTTTTCTCTGTCTTATCTAGATATAGATACTACAATTATAAGCAAAAACAAACACTTGTCAAGTGATAAATACACTATATAAGGATTTAGTATGCCAAGACTCAGTTTATACAAACCATACAAAGGTAATGATTATAAGTTTATGGATAGAAGTATCCGTGAACAGTTTGATATTGGCGGAACAGCAATTCATGTTCACAAATACTTGGGCCCGCAAGCACAAGAAGGCAATGATGATCCAAGTGAACCAAATTACGGTAGTGGATTAGAACGAGATTTTCTTAGTGGTGAAGAAATCAACCCTGAAGGTTTAATTGACGAAACTCAAATCCAAGACTTATTGTTTATGGAAAACAGAGACCGTAAATATGATACAGATGTGTATGAATTAAGAGGCGTATACAATGTAGGTGATAATGATTTTGACCTTACACAATTTGGTTTATTTCTAACAAATGACACATTGTTTATTACATTTCATATCAATGATATGGTAGAAAGACTAAACAGAAAATTAATGCCTGGTGATGTTTTAGAACTGCCTCATCTTAGAGATGAATTGTTATTAACTGCTGAAAAAGAAGCAATTAATAAATTCTATGTAGTGCAAGATGCTGCAAGAAGTGCTGAAGGGTTTTCACAGACATGGTATCCACATATTTGGAGAGTAAAAGTGGCACCACTTACAGATACACAAGAATATGCAGACATACTTGGTAATGCAGGCGATGAAAATTCACTTAAAAATGATATAAGTTCTTACAAAACAGAACTTAACATTTCAAACGCTATTGTAGCAAGTGCAGAAGCTGCAAACCCAACAGGATTACCATTAGCAGACCATTTGTTTGGTGTCGATAATGAACAAGATGAATACGATCATGGAGAAGTGTTAGAACAAGGTGATCAATTCCCACAAAATCCAAATGATGGAGATTACTTTGTTAGAACAGATTTTAATCCTAACAGATTATTTGTATTCCGTGGAAGTAGATGGCATAGATTATATGATAATGTCGCAAAAGATACTTGGAGCGACAGAACTTATAATGCAAGTGACTTTATTAATAACAATAGCACTACTGTAGTAGATAACAATGAATTCCCAGAGCGTCAATCATTATCGCAGGCGCTAAAACCTAAAAGTGATTTTGAATAATGGCACAATATTTTTACGACAAACAAATTCGCAGATACATACAGCAATTCATTAGACTATTTGCTGGCTTTACAGTTCAAATGGGTAAAAATGAAGATGGGTTACCTGTATATCAACAGGTACCAGTTAGGTATGGTGATATTAACAGAATGGCCGCACACATTACACGTGAAAACTCTGAGAATGTTGTTAACAGTGTTCCATTTATCAGTTGTTATGTAACTGCACTTAATATGTTACCTGAAAGAAGAACATATCAAGATTATACTGAAAAAATGCAAGTATAT